GATTACGCTAAACAATTCTTTAGCGAGGGTGGTGGAGTTATGGGAATATTGTCCTTTGATACTAAGCTCCGTGATGGACAGAAGGATGAGATAAAGAAAGCTTGGAGCGATATGGTCTCCAATGGGGGGATTGGCGTATTAGAGGCGAATAGTCATTATCAGTCAGTATCAATAAATCCGTCCGATGCCCAGATGTTAGAGACAAGGCAATTCAACGTGATAGACATATGCCGTTTCTTCGGGGTTTCCCCTGTCAAGGCGTTCGACCTATCTAAATCCAGCTATAGCACGGTGGAGGCTACGCAATTGGCATTCCTTACGGATACGCTGGCCCCACTCTTGGAGAATATAGAGCTTGAGATGAAACGAAAGGTATTCCGTCCATCTGAGAGATCCTATGTTGAGGTAAAATTTGATACAAGCAACCTGTTGAGAGCCGACAAGGCGGCGCAAGCGACGTTTATGAAAACAATGTATGAGATGGGAGGTATGACACCTAATGAGGCTCGCCGTATGATGGACATGCCCAAAGTAAAGAACGGGGATCAACCGCTGGTTAATAACGCTATGGTTCCATTGGAGTTTGTGGCTAACAAGAAGTTTGATGCAGGGAAAGAGCGGTCTTGATCGGTATATAATAAAATATCTATGAGCATGACAAATAATAAGGAAATAAGAGGAATATCATACCGGGCTTCCATAGAAGAGGAATCCAGACATGTGGAGGGATACGCTTTGCTTTTTAATACGGATAGTCAACCTATGTGGGGTGGGGATCTCATAGAACGGATAGCGCCTACGGCCTTGGACGGCGTATTGGAGAGGAGCGATGTCTTATGCTTGATGAACCATGACGAGAGAAGGGGTATATTGGCTCGCTGGAGAATGGGTGAGGGATCATTGAAGTTGGAGGTTGATGCCAAAGGACTTAAATATTCTTTTGATGCTCCGGATACAGCCTTGGGTGATGAGCTGGTAGAGGCTCTGAAGAGAGGGGATATCGCTGAGTCATCTTTCGCCTTCACGGTATCTAAGGATAATTGGGAGAAAGGCGAAAACGGTAAGTATATCCGCACGATCGTCCAGATAGACAAGCTGTATGATGTGAGCCCGGTGTATTATCCGGCTTATGAGGATACCGAGGTGGCCTTACGGTCTATCGAAAGCATTCGTGATAAGGAGCGTAAGGATTTAGAGGATAGGCAAAACAAGGAAAAAGAGGAACGGGAAAAGAGGGAAAAGGAGGATTTAGAAATTTATTATAACAATCTTAAAAACAGATTTTAATATGTCAAAGAAACAACTTACTATCGTGGAGCTTCGAGACAAGATCGGATTGCTCAACACTGAAAAACAAGGCATTTTCGATAAGATGAAGGCCGAGGGCCGGAAGGCAGATGAGAATGAGGAAAAAAGATTGGCCGAGATCGTTACGGATATCGCCGATTGCGAGTTTGAGATCAAATTGGCCGAGGCTAGGAATAAACAACGTCCGGTGGCTAACACCCAACATTCTAGGGGAGGATTGTTGGCTAAGGCTATCCGCTCAAAGATCACTGGCGAGACTTGTGACGAGGTGGAGGGGTTGATCGATGCCGGACGTAGGGCTATGACCGAGGCTAGCTTACCGGTGGATCAAGGAAGCTTGTTGATTCCGATGGAATATAGGGGCAATTTTATTTCCGCTCAAGTCACAGGTGATGGCAAGGAACTTATATCAGAGGATTTGCTTGGCATCTTGCAGCCGATCCGTGATAGTTTGGTCATGGTAAAGGCTGGGGCTACTTTTTTAACGGGACTGAAAGGTAATATAGGTATTCCTGCGTATTCTGGCTCATCCGTTAATTGGGCTAATGAGACAGGGGCGGCTCAGAACGGGAAGGGCACGTTCACAAAGGTAGAGCTGGCTCCTAAGCGCTTAACAGCCTATATTGATATCTCTAAGCAGTTCCTTGCGCAAGATACGCTATCTACTGACACTATGCTTAGTAATGACTTGGCACGCGCGGTGGCTATCAAGTTGCAGAAAACGATCCTTGGTGCCGAGGCTACTAACGCAAATAAGCCTGATGGCTTCTTTACTGGCTCGCCAACTTATACGGTGACAGGAGAGGCTTCTTTCGCTAATATGATCGCTATGGAAACAGCGGTTCCCGTTGATGAGGCGTTAGTGAATAATCTTGCTTATATCACGTCAGTCAAAGGCGCAGGTATCTTGAAGGGTACTCTTAGAGCCGCAAGTGTAGCGGAGGGATTCATCCTGCAGAATGGCATGGCTAATGGTTACAACGTATATGCTACGTCAGGCATGGCATCCGGATTGCAAGAGGGCGCGGATGAGGAAGGTATCATTTTCGGTAACTGGGCGGATTTCGTTATCGGTCAATGGGGTGCGTTGGATATCACGGTTGATCCTTACACGAAGGCCGCTGATGGCGAGGTCCGATTAGTTATCAACGCCTTCTTTGATGCCAAGCCTCGCAGAAAAGAATCATTCGCTGTTGGATCTATTAAATAACTTGGCTCATGATACTTACGCTAGAGGAGGCAAAGAGGCATTTAAGAGTGGATTTGGATTATACCGATGATGATATGTATATCGAGGAATTGATAGACATGTCAGAGATCGACATCGCTAATCGTTTAAAATTCGACTCATTGACGGATGTTTTTCCGGATGGTATTATACCTCTTCCGGTCAAACATGCCGCCAAGCTTGTCGTGGCTCACTATTACGAAAATAGGGAGCCAATAGCTTTCGTTTCCTCTAGCAAGGTGCCCATGATGGTAGATAGCTTATTGTTTCCTTATGTAAGGTATTATAATCCAAAGGATCATGAGAGCGGGGTTGATGAGAGATAAGATCACATTCCAGTTGCCTGTAAAGTCCGAGACTGAGTATTCTGCCTCTGAGGTAATTTATGAGGATTGTTTCTCTACCTATGCCCGTGTTTCCCACATTAGAGGCAACAGGGCGATAGAGGCCAATGAGATCGTCAATACCTATACGGTAAGGATCGAGATACGCCTGTATCATAAGGTCGATTATGACATGGTTATTGTTCATGATGGGATAAGGTATAGGATACTCGATATCAACCCGGAGAGGTCCAAGAATTGTATAACCATCACGGGGGAGAGAATCAATGAGTAAAGTCAAGGTTGATATATCGGAATATAACCGGATGGTGGACAGGCTTACCGGGGAGGAAATGAATAAGGCCATGGTTTCCGCCGTTCGATCCGGCGGGCAGATCATAAGGAAAAGAACCATCCAGAACTTTGGTTCCGGAACGGCTTTCAAGGCTTTCAATGTCTATAAAGACCGTAACGGATCAACCAAGAAATTACCATTGGTAAGGCTTAACGTTAATAAGAAAACCAAAGATGCCGTTGTTGATATTCTAGGGGATTTTAGAGCCAAGTTTTTTGAGCTTGGTACCAAACGGAGATTTACCAAAGGGCATCGGGTCACCGGCGTTAAAAGAAAAGGCGCTAGATTATATTTAACTAGGTCGGGGAAACCCGCGAATCGTGGCATTATCACGGGACGAAGGTATTTCAGGAAAGCGCAAGACTCGGAAGAGTCAAAGGTGCTTGACGATATGGAGAAAAGAGTGATGAGGGCTGTAATAAGGATAGGAAGAAAGAAATGAGAGCGTTAGAGATAGGAGCTTTGATTAAAAGACTGTTAGCTGATATGAGTATCAATGACAGGTTGAAAGGCCGTATATATCCGGTCGTTGCCGAGCAGAAAACGCCTTTTCCTTTTGTTACGTACAAAAGAAGTGGGGTAGTCTTGGAATCGGACAAAGATGTGTCTTATCGTTATGGAATGATCAGCGTGGATATTATTATCGTCGGTTCTAGCTACTCTCAATCGCTGGACATTGCTTCCGCTATAGTGGATGAGATGCCAGACTATCCAATGAACTTGGATGGTTTTGATATCTCCGATATAAAGCTTGCCAACGCCGTTGAGGATTTTCAAGACGAGGCGTATATACAGGCTCTTACGTTTAATATTGTAATTGATAATTAACATGGAAAATAAAGTAGTAAGAGGAAGGGATTTGATGCTCTTCAAAAAGGTTTCAGAGAATTATGTGGCACTTGGCGCTGCTACTACGCATACAATGAACTTATCAAGGGAGGAGCTTGATATCTCCAACAAGGATACTGGAGAATATGGCGATACCGAGCTTGGGCAAATCAGCTGGGATATTCAAGCGGACTCGATGATGATTGAGGCAGACTATGATAGTCTGGTTGACGCTTTTTTATCGGGAGAAGTGCTTCATGTGGCATTCGCTGTCACTGCCGAGGCAGGATCTAAGACGGGCAAACCTTCCTCAGGATGGACTATTGGGTCCGGAGGATATGAGGGAGACGTATGTATCACCTCTATCACGGCCAATGCCGCCCATAACGACAAGGCTACTTATTCCGCTACATTTAAGGGCAAAGGCCCGTTGCTCAAGAGATCTTGATCATGATGGAAGATAAGATCACTATAAAAGATAAGGAGTATCGCCTTGGATATAATCTTCGCGTCCGAATGATTTACGAGAAGATCATGGGAAAGAATATCGGCGATGACATGTTGACGTTTGAGAATATCGTGTTCTTTTATTCTGTATTGTTAGCGTGCAATAGGGGTTTCACTATGGACTTGGAGGCTTTTACCGACATATTATGCGATGACGAGTCTATATATATCGATTTTTTGAAATGGTCCGTAGAGTACAGCAAGAGGAAGGAGATATTGGAAAATACGGATAACACTGATAATGACGATAAAAAAAAAGAATAAGCGGTAAGGATATATTCCAAGCCTTGGTTTTTGTTGGCGGGCTTGATCCGGCCTATGTGCTTGATGATATGGAACCATATGAGATTGACGCTTGTATGGAAGGTATCCATAAGAAGTACATAGAGAGTTGGAATCAAACCCGCCAATTGGTTTATACGATAGCCCAAGTAAATAGCAGCAAACGTATAGATATAAAGGATATGATGCCCTTCCCTTGGGATGAGAATGACAGCATGGAGATGCCAGAGGAAGAGCGTGAGAGATTGAGCTATATGTTAAATGAATTTGTAAAATTGAAGAATAATGGCGGCGGATCTATTCGTAAGAATCCTGTTCAAGAATAATGAGTTTGACAGGTCTATAAATAAGACAAGAAAACAGGTCTCTGATTTCAAGAAGGTGACAGAGTCAGTTGGAGGGTCAATCGTTAGCATGACAAAAGGTTTTGCCACTCTTGGCGGCATCTCATTTGCGCTTATGGACGTTACCAAGAAAAGCATGGAGTTCGAGAAATCATTGTCAGGTCTTAGATCTTTAACCGGACTTGGGGCTAAGGATATGGAGTATTTCAAGAAAGCTGCTATTGATTTAGGATCTACATCTACACAAACAGCATCGCAAGTAGTTGAGGCTTACAAATTGATAGGTTCACAAC